CCCGATCGGACTGGTTCACAAGGTGAAGCTCTCTGATCGAATTCGTCGCCTTGAGCTGATTGGGCGCCACAAGAACGTTGGTGCCTTCGTGGAGAAGGTCGAGCACACCGGTAAGGATGGGGGCCCGATCCAGACCGAAGAGGTTTCCGAATCCGAAATCGGGCGCCGCATTGCATTCGCGCTCGCTCAGGGCGTTCGACAAGTTCAATAGACCCAGCGACCGGGCGGATAGGCGCATAGCAGCGGTTGGGAAGCCGCACAAGCACTAAGCAGATTCATTTCTGAGGATATTCTCATGTCACACATTTTGACCTCGCTCCACGGCCGACTGGTCGGACTTGATTCCGCTGGCCGACTGATTGTGCCGGCCGGCTTTCGGTCCGGGAACAATGGCTCGCAGATCGACCTACCGGGCCCCCTTACGGCCAGCCGCTTCGATGATTTCACTGGAGGCTCCCAGGCTTTCTCCACGACAATCGTGGATGGCTGGCGATCTCGCAAAGGATCGGACGGGGCCTGCGTCGACTGGACGGTGACGCCTGCGGCCAACGGCACAGTCGTCGGCACTATCGGGTCAACGACCGCTTCGATGGCGGTATCCGGTACGCAGCTCGACGCGGGCCTGGATTGGCTTGCCTCGAGTGGCGAGCTGGTATTTGAAGCTCGCGTGAAGCTCTCGGCGATCACGAACATCGCTGTTTTCGTGGGATTCACTGACCAGACGGCAGCGCTTGAGATGCCCATCCTGTCGGCTGCGTCTGCGGACACGATCACCACCAATGCTACCGATAGCGTCGGCTTCATGTTCGACACGAGCATGACGACTCAGAAATGGTGGCTCGTGGGTGTCGCCAATGATGTGGACGCCACTGCGATCAATAGTACGTTCGCACCCGTGGCAGCAACGTACGAGACGCTTCGGATCGAGGTGTCCACCGCGGGGGTTGCAACGTTCTTCCGCAATGGACTGCGAATTGCCGGCGCGCCGATGACGGGCGCGGTAACGGCTTCGATCGCTCTAACTCCGGTGATCGCGGGGTTCAATCGTACGACCACAGGTACTCCGACGATCACCGCGGACTACGTGCATACGGCGGCGCTGCGCGTCTAATGCAGCTCGAGGAGGTTCTGGCCGCGTATCGTGCGCTGCCAGAGCCTCAGCGTGTTGCTGTCGCACGGGATGCGATGGCGGCTACGAAGCGGCTGAAGCACTTCATCCCACTCCCGGGCCCGCAGACCGAAGCCTACCTGAGTGCCGCAGACGTTTTGCTCTATGGCGGCCAGGCAGGCGGAGGGAAGTCCTATCTACTGATGGGGCTTGCCTCTCAGGAGCATCGGCGCTCGATCATCTTCCGCCGTGAGGCGGGCCAGACGGACGGTCTCGAGGAGGCCGGCAAGCAACTGATCGCGCAGGATGCGCGCTTCAACGGTCAGGATCTAGAGTGGTCCTGGCCGGATGGACGCTCCGTAAAGCTCGCGGGCATGAAAGAGCCCGGGGACTGGAACAAGCATGCGGGTCGCGAGCGCGATCTGATGGGCTTCGACGAGGCGGGCGAATTTCTGCGCGAGCAGATCTCTTCGCTCCTTGCTTGGAACCGCGGGCCCGAGGGGCAGCGCTGTCGGATGGTGCTGGCGAGCAATCCGCCGCGGACCGCCGATGGAGCTTGGATGCTTGAGTGGTTTGCACCCTGGCTGGATGAGAACTGGCCGGATCAGGCCGCTCCTAGTGAGCTCCGCTATGCGGTGCTGATCGACGGCAAGCCGATCTGGCAGGACGGTCCGGCGCCGGTGGTGATCGACGGCGAGTCACATCGGCCATTGTCCTTCACCTTTATCCCGGCGACCTTGAGTGATAACCCGTATCGGGACACTCCGGAGTATCGGGCGAAGTTGAACTCGCTGCCCGAGCCGCTTCGCTCTCAGCTGTTGAAGGGTCTGTTCACACTCGGCGGAGATGACGATCCCTGGCAGGTCATTCCCACCGATTGGATCAACCAGGCGATTGGACGTTGGAAGCCTTCTCCACCGGATGGCGTGCCGATGTGCTGTATCGGAGCGGATGTGGCGCAAGGTGGGGCCGATCAGACGGTGCTCGCCATTCGCTATGACGGCTGGTATGCGCCCCTCGTCGCCGTTCCTGGAGCTCAAACGCCCGGTGGCACGGATGTCGCGGGGCTCGTGATCGCCAAGCGCCGGGATCAGGCACAGGTGGTCATTGATATTGGGGGTGGCTGGGGCGGGGACGCCTATGCGCATCTCAAGGCCAACGAGATCGACTGCATCGGCTACATGGGCGTGAAGGAGTCTATCCGGCGCACCCAGGACCAACAGTTGAAGTTCGCGAACATCCGCGCGCAGGCGTATTGGCAGTTTCGCGAGGCATTGAATCCGGATCAGTCCGGGGGATCGGATATCGCCTTGCCGAATGACAAGGAACTGATCGCGGATCTGTGCGCCCCGCGGTTCACGGTAGAGAAGCTCGGCATCAAGGTCGAGCCAAAAGAAAGCGTCGTCAAACGCCTAGGCCGCTCCCCGGACAAAGGTGACGCGGTGGTAATGGCGTGGTTTTCAGGCGCCAAGGCGGTCACGCATGCGCAGTTGTGGCGCGCGGATCAACGTATCAATCGGTTTGCGGTGCCCAAGGTGAGCCTGGGCCCCCGGAGACAACATGGGCGGTCTGTTCGATAGCGGGACACGAGAGGTTAAACAGCAGGCGACTGTGGCGCCGCTGTCGGATACGGAAGCCACGCGCCTAGCAGGCATTACTGGCCAGCAAAAGGAAATAGCGCGTAAACGTCAGCCAGCTCGGACAGTGTTGGGCGTTCCCGTTCAGCAGAAAGTTGGGAACACGTCGCCCGCGGCATATGGGCTATCGGGGTTGTCGGGGACGAACAATGGCTAAGCTACAGCAGACACTCCATAAGGTCGATCCGCTGGACCGCGCCGTCTCCTCAGCGGTCGGGCTTAACTTTGCGCCGAAAAATGTGACGACTCCCCAGGTTGTTGCCATGCCCACCGATGAGGACGTGAAGCGGGCGAAGCGCCTACAGCAAGCCGCGCAGCTGCAGCGAACCGGTAGGGCTAGCACGATTCTCTCCCAGCCGGCGGCTACTGGCGATCAACTGGGCGCGTAAGTGGATCGAATCGCCACCCTTATCGCTCGCGCCGAACATCACTTTGGTAAGCGCTCGTCCGTCATGAGCCTGTGGCAAGAGATTGCCGAGAACTTCTATCCCGAGCGGGCGCAGTTCACGCGCCAGACGTATCTAGGCGAGGAGTTCGCGACGAATCTCAACTCGAGCTATCCGCTGATCGTCCGGCGCGAGCTCGGCAATGCCTTTTCTTCCATGCTTCGGCCACGCGATGAGGAATGGTTTGGCATCACGGTCGAGCACGAAGAGCGCATCGACCAGGAAGGCAGGGCGTGGCTCGAGTGGGCCTCCGGTGTGCAGCGCCGGGCGATGTATGACCGCGTGACGCAGTTTGTGCGCGCGACCAAGGAGGGCGACAACGACTTCGCGGCTTTTGGTCAGTGTGTCATCAGTCGCGAGCTTGACATGCGCGAGCAGGCGCTACTGTATCGTTGCTGGCACCTGAAGGATGTGGTGTGGGTCGAGCGGTACAACGGCACGATCGGGGAGATCTACCGCCGCTGGAAACCTACGGTGCGGGAGCTGTGCAAACTCTTCCCGAACACGGTGAGCCAGCAGGTGAGGAACCGTTTGGAGAAGGAACCTCACGGGGAGGTGAACTGCCTCCACGTGGTGATCCAGGCAGAGGACTACGAAGGCGATCCAAAGTGGAAGCGCTTTCCGTGGATGTCGATTCACATCGACGTCGACAACAAAACGCCGCTCCAGGAGATCGGTTCCTACAGTCGCATTTACACCATCCCGCGCTGGCAGACTGTCTCAGGCTCTCAGTACGCGTACTCGCCGGCTACGATCGCAGGCTTGCCTGACGCCCGGTTGATCCAAGCTATGACGCTGACCCTGCTCGAGGCGGGGGAGATGAATGTCCGGCCGCCGATGATCGCCACCAAGGAGGCGATCCGCGGGGACGTCGCGCTCTATGCGGGTGGGATCACGTGGGTGGATGCGGAGTACGACGAGCGTCTAGGCGAAGTGCTCCGGCCACTTACACAGGACAAGACGGGATTTCCGATCGGCATTGAGCTGCAGCGCGATGCGCGCGAGATGCTGTCCCAGGCGTTCTATCTCAACAAGTTGAACCTGCCTGCTCCTAATCGGGACATGACGGCGTACGAGACCGGCCAGAGAATTCAGGAGTACATCCGATCGGCGCTACCGCTCTTTGAGCCGATGGAGACCGAATACAACGCCTCGCTCTGCGAGGACACGTTTGAGTGCTTGCTGCGAGCCGGTGCCTTTGGATCACCAAATGACATTCCTGACAGTATTCAGGGCGCGCAGATCCGGTTCCGATTCGAGTCTCCGTTGCACCAGGCGATCGACCGGAAGAAGGGCCAGCAGTTCCTGGAGTCCAAACAGCTGATCGATCAGGCCGTGACGCTGGACCCGGTTTCCGGTCAGATGCTGAATGCCCAGGTAGCACTGCGCGATGCATTGAACGGCGTCGGAACGCCCGCGAAGTGGTTGCGTACCGAATCAGACATGCAGCAGATCGCGGACCAGCATGCCGCCCAACAGCAGGCCGAGCAGATCACGCAGAACATGGCTGCGGCTGGACAGGCAGCCGCGCAGTTGGGGCAGGCGCAGCAGTCGTTGACGAATGTCACGTAAGGTCGATCCCGCCTTACCGAAGGCGGACCCATGGAAGCCATCGTATTACGAGGTGGTGGACGTGGCCGCTATTCAAGCGCTCTCGCGCGGGGATGCGACAGAGGACCAGCAGAAACATGCCTTGCGTTACCTGATCGAGACGCTCTGCGGCACCTACGACATGGCCTATCGCCCGGCTAGCGCGCGCGATACCGACTTCGCATTGGGTAAGGCGTTCGTGGGTCAACAGCTGGTCAAGTTCCTGAAGCTCAACGTACATGCCTTGAAAGATGATCCGAGCCGCGGGAAGCCGCCGGCCTAACACCACTGGAGACAGTAATGCCCGATCCGACTCCTAGTCCGGCTCCCCAACCTGGGGCTACCCCGGCGCCGACTCCTGCTCCTGTCCCGAACCCGATCGCCGCCGCTCCATCGCCGACTCCGAACCCGGCTCCCACTCCGGAGCCCGCGCAGGCCTGGGGCGATAACTGGCGCCAGACTTACGCCGGTGAAGATGCCAAGTTGCTCGCCCGCCTGGAGCGCTACCAGAGCCCAAAGGCGGCACTCGATGCGCTGATCGCAGCGCAGAACCGGATCAGTTCCGGTGAACTGCGTAAACCGCTCGGCGAGAACGCCTCTTCAGAAGAGGTTGCCTCGTACCGTCAGCAGAATGGCATTCCGGAAAAGCCCGAAGGCTACTTCGAGAAGTTGCCAGAGGGCCTCGTTATCGGCGCCGAGGACAAGCCGCTCTTCGAGAACTTCGCCAAGGGGCTGCATGCACTGAATGCAGACCCCAAGATCGCTCACTATGCGGTCAAGTGGTACAACGACTTTCTGGACGAGCAGGGTGCGAAGACGGTCGAGGCCGATACCTCGCAGAAGACTGAGGTCGAGGATGCCTTGCGTGCGGAGTGGGGTAACGACTACCGAGCCAATATCAACCACATCCACGGATTCCTGAGTTCTGCGCCCGAGGGTGTGGCGGCGCTGGTGATGAACGCCCGCGGCCCCGATGGTCGTGCCATCCTGAATGATGCGCACGTGGTGCGCTGGCTTGCCTCCGTATCTCGCGAGCTCAATCCCGTGGGTACCATTGTGCCGGGATCGGGCGGTACCTCCACCGCAACCATTGATACAGAGATCACTGGCATAGAGAAGCTCATGGGCGATCGCTCCAGCGCCTACTGGAAGGGCCCCGAGGCGAGCAAGATGCAGGCGCGTTACCGCGATCTCATCGACGCTCGTGAGACCCTGAAGAAACGCAACGCGGCATGAGCACTCTCACTGCCAACCAGCGCAAGGCGCTACCGAAGACTGCCTTTGCCGGCCCGGTCCGTAGCTATCCTGTGAACGACCGCGCTCATGCTGCCAATGCGAAGGCGCGAGCGAGCCAACAGTACAAGGCGGGCCGGCTTTCCAAGAGCCAACGCGACCGAATTGATTCCAGGGCCAACACGGTCCTGAGCCGCTGATTTCAAACTGAGTATCGGCTACCCCGCCTCGCGGCGCCGATCAATCCACCCAACGCCTAAGCGACGCCCCGAAGTGGTGGCGACGGCCCGCTATTGCGGACACCCCGTCGCCACTGTCTGAGGACACCCTGAGCTGCGGCACGTCAACCCATACCTGGAGTATGAAACGTGTCCAACACAGCCTTTCAAACGCAATACCGGCAAGAATTCATTGCCGGCTTCGAGCAGCGTCAGTCCCTGCTGCGCGATTCGGTGACGACGGAAGCCGTCATCAAGGGCAACACCGCCACTTTCCTC